ACCAAGAAGCGAAAACGAAACTAAAGAAGTAGCAAATATAATAAGATTTTTTAAACAGGGAATGTCTCCAATTAGAACTCAAAGTGCTATATTTTTAAGAACGCCAAATACATTCAGACTTAGGTATATCCATAGAAAATCAGGAACTGACTCAGAACATAAGTATTTGAGTAAGTTTAAAGAATGTGCTCTAACTAACACTAATGTTAACTATACACCAAATTCTAATTATGCAACATTCCCAGATGGTGGTATGGTTGCATATCAACTTACACTCAGTTTCCAAGAACTTGAACCAATATTTAATGATGATTATTCAAAGCACGAAGGATCAATAGGTTACTAAGATGTCAAACTATTTCTCTAAACTTCCAGATTTCAACTACGTCAGTCGCCTACCGGATGCAAAGATCTCGGATTATATTACTGTAAAAAATTTATTTAAAAGAGGATTTTTGAGAGAAGATATCTTTCAGGATCTTGTATATTTCACAAAGTATCAAATCGTAGGTGATGATAGACCAGATAATGTGGCTCATAAAATCTATGATGACAAAAATCTTGACTGGATAGTTCTAGCATCAAATAATATTGTCAATATACACTCAGAATGGCCATTGACGCAAAGGCAATTTGATGAATATCTAATGAACAAGTATGATAATCTAGATAGAATTTACGGAGAAATTCATCATTATGAGACAACAGAGGTTGTTAATAGTACTGGAGTTGTAATTGTCCCAGAAGGTATGCATGTTGAATCAGACTATTCTATTCAATTTTACGATTCCCCTGCTGAAAGATATACAATTAAGTATCCAGTCAAGTCTGTTTCAAACTATGAATATGAAGCAAAGATTGAAGACGAAAAGAGAAATATATATCTTCTCAAACCAAGGTATATCAATATAGCGAAAGATGATCTAGAAGAAATGATGGCATACAAAAAGGGTTCCACTCAGTATGTAAGTGAAACCCTGAAGTCCGCAGACAATATTCGATTATTTCAATAGATCACTCTTCGGCGAGTTTCTGAAAGTAACTCAGAGCATCATCTTCATCAGAGTCTTTGGACTCGATTGAACTTGTATTCGCAACACTTTCAACAGATTCTTTGTTGAAGTTTGGTTTGAATGATCCACGAGAATCATCCTCATCCTCATAACTTTCATCATAAGAAGGAGCAGACTTTTTCTGTCCAAGCACCAACTTCAGACGAGCTTCAAGTTGATCATAGGTCTTGAACTGATCTGCAGCAACAATCTGTTCCAGAGAGTGCTGCTTCTTCCATACTCCCTCCATTGCATCATCATCCTCAAAGAGTTGCGATGTCTTATCGAACTCAGAAGAATCATAGTTCCAATAACCAGCAACCTTTTTGATCTTCAATTTAAAGTTTGCACCTTGCCAGAAGTCAAAAGGATTGATGGGTGTCTCATCCTCAAACTCGGGTTGCATGGCTTCCATGATCTTGTCAAAGATCTTCTTACCATACTTGTAAAGGAATACTCTTCCCTCATTCTCAGGATTTGCTTTGTCCTGAACAACGTAGATATTGCTGTAATAAGAGAGTTTACGCTTCTGCTTACGAACAGTATCTTTATCAGATTCATTACCACTATTCCACAGTTCTCGGTTGTACTCACCGAGGGGATCTTTCTGACCGAGAGTAGTCAGAGAGTTTTCAATATACCATCCACCAGGACCTTGGAATGCATGTGAATACATTTTTGCCCAGGGAAGTTCTTCACCGTCTGGTGCAGGGAGGAAACGGATAACCGCATAACCATTACCTGCTTTATCAACTTCTGGTTTCCAAAGACGGTCGTCAGAACCACCAGAAGAATTATTCATTTTTTCAACTTCCTTAACCAGTTTGGAGGTCAAGGAACCAAGACTAGACTGTTTTTTGAGATTGGAAAAAGACATTGGATTAGTTAGATTTGTTTGGATTTGGCTTGTGTTGACAAAGATGTTTTACAGGTCGGAACCTGTTTCGTCAATTTTATCTTTCATTTTCTGAAGCATGTTGGTCATATTGGTGAAGACTACGTTCATATCCATATCAGTGGGCATACCCATCATTGTTGCAGACTCAACAATCTTTTCCTTCATGCGTTTTGCTTCAATATCGCTCGATAAACTCAGGCGAGTATAAAGAATTTTCTGTTTATCGAGAAGTCGTTCGAGCATTTCAACATGATTCAGTTTGTCCTCCCGTGACATAGAAGGGAATTGGAAGATACTTTCGTAAACTTCTTCTTGTAGTTGACTTATTTCGTGCATCTCTGCTCGAACGACTTCTGAATCAAAGAAACTCATTCTGCTGCTACTTCTTCAGGTGCTTCTTCGGTGACTTCCTCAGTTGCTTCATCAGAAGCTTCAACCTTGCTGTCCTCGATCTGAGTCAGAACTTCAAGAGCACCGACGATCTTGGAATACATTGCTTGAAGACGCTTGATTTCATTATCAAGCAGTTCACGTTGCTGGGCGAATTGACCAACCTTTGCTTCGATATCTTCTTTTTGCTTAGCGAGGTTGCTCAGAACTTCAGTATTTTCAAGTGCCATGGATTACGATCTCCTTTAAAATTGTTTTGTAATGAAATACGTTGATATTTAGGAAAGAAGAATACTTCTTCATTTTAAGACTTACGGATTCCCACACCGGGTCTTGGAGTTTGGTATCAAAGTCAGTTCGATACCCTAGTATTCTATCACAAATAATCAGAGTTTCAAGTGATATGTCTCCGCTTAAATATTTTTTAAGAATGGTGGGGTGGCCACCAGACTTAGAAAACAAAGAATCTAAATCAGAGTCAGATAAAACACTCTGCATCTCTTCCTTAAAAATATAAGAAAGAGATTGATTTCTTTTCTTCCAACTTGTGTATCTCCCTTCTCCTTCTTTGATCATTTCACCGATCCAAAGTTTTCCGGGATCAACACAAGTGATGAAGTTTGCAATAAAAAATTCTTCAACTTCTTTGTCGGATTTGTTTCGTGCTAACTTTTCAAACCAAAAACGATCTTTACGTTTATAGAATGATTGAACGGTAGCACGACTTTTCCCACAATATTTGTGGTAGTCGTACTTGTCTTTAGTGAAGTGATTCTTCATCGACAAGTAACAACGATATACATCAAAAGGCATCATTCATTATAGAGGTAGTTTTGCTCTGGAAGTCTTCTTCAAGAAGTTGAGTTCCATTGCTTCACATTTGAGTTTTTCTTTTAATGGTTTTGAAATCAACTTAGGAACAGATTCTAATTCTACACTATTTTGTTCGCAGAAATGAATGATTGCATCGATATACTTCATATCAGCATTATGCTGTACAAGATGTTCAATTTCTTGTACGAACTTTGCAGAGCAAAAAAACTTTTTTTCTAATTCCTTTTCGAGTTCGTTACTCATTAGAGGTTGTAAGAGTGTTGTGATGTACAAATTCCTTGATATATCTCACTAGAAGTTTAATATAGTCGTCTTTGTTTCTTTTGTCAAATACTTTCACATCTCCACCAGGAGTTACCATTAATGTAATTAATTTTTTAACCGGAATACCAGTTAACTCATAGTATGCAGAAGCATAGAACATCTCTTGTACAAAGTAGTTTTCCAACCACTTCTCAGGTTTGATCTTGTCAGAGGTCTTAAAGTCGATCACTGCAAGTTCACCTTCATATTCACCAATACAATCGACACGACCCGCTAATCCAAGGTACTCGGAGTAGAGTGTACGTTCGATTGCATGAATATTATTGATTTTATCGAGATAAGGTTTTGCATGAGCAAACATTATCTTTGTCAGAGGCATGAATTCATTCCAATCCATTCGAAGATTCATGAGATATGCTTGTGCAGCCTCATGAAAATCAGTGCCCCTGGTTGTAGCACGTTTTGTAATGCGGTTTGCTTCTTCAATACCAACTCTCTTTCTCCAATCAGCAAAGATCTGTCGATTGTAGAAAGACGTGACGGAAGTAATTGACGGTACCCAGTCACCGTTAGGTAAATTATATAGTCGGATACCGTTTGTTTCTTTTTTGTTTAGTTCAAGATCACCGAGATAATTACAATGAGTAAAATTCATAAATTCAAGTCTGCTTTGGCGAGTAGATATTCCTTACATAGACCTGAACGGACAATATCATCCAGACCAAATTCAATAATATCAATTGATGGCATGTTGCGAAGAATATTCATGAAATCGATAATACCATTCTTTTCATTTGTTTTTAACAAATCAGTTTGAGTGGCATCACCACAGAACATGATCTTCGAATCTTCACCTACACGAGTGATTATACTATCTAATTCGTGAAAATTCAAGTTCTGAAATTCATCCACAATAATAATTGCACGATCGAGTGTAGTACCACGAATAAAAGACGTGCTCCAAAAACTAATCGTTTCTTGTGCCTTAAGATTTCCATATAACATTTCAAAGTCAGCTGCGGTCGGCAACTCAAACATGAATTTCACCATATTCTTATATGGAATCTGATATAAGGAACTCTTGTCCTCATGATCTCCTGGCAAGAAACCAATCTCTCTGGTCGCCACAAGAGACCTGACGATATAAATCTTGTCATATGGTGTATTAACGTTTAAGACATCTCTCAGCGCATTGTAGAGTGTGATGAAAGTCTTTCCTGTACCCGCTGCACCGTAAGCGACAATGTTCTG